GGTCCTGTAGTAAAGAAGCAGACCAGAGATGTTGCTCTCACGCTCGGAGCCAGCCTGGTGGTGTCTGCTCTCCGCAACCCCGCTGCCGCCGCAGCCTTTGTGTCGAATGCGACACAGGGATTCAGCGATCTTGCTGAGCGGATGGTCCAGAGGGGTGCTCGTAACGCCACAACCCGTAGCTCTACAACAAAGTCCTGGTTGGCGCGGGAGATAGGTACTGCGGAGGCAGAGGATCTTCTGCCTGGTTTGCCACCAGGTCGAGACATTGCCGAGGCAAGCCGATACAATCTGGCTCGATACAACACGATGGCGGAGGCTCCGAGAAATGTTGGAGCTCTCATTAAGACCCTCGACAGAGACGAGCTCATCGAGATCGCTGAGGAGCTCGGCATAAGCGCCAAGCGCACTGTTATTCCGTCTACAGTCGCGGAGTATCTGCCAGAAGAGATCATCATGTACAGAGGGATGGGTACCCTTACCCACATCGAGCCGAAGAACATGTCGCTTGATGAGCTCCATTCCTCTATCACCAGATTTGTAAAAGAGAACAGCTGGGCGATGGGTTTGTTGGAGATCCACTTCAAGGACACCTCCAGCATCCCGCACGGCCCAAAATACTGGTTGACCAACCTGTTTCGACCCATGTATAGCGATATGACGCCGGAGGGGCTTCAAGCGTTTAGCGCTCACGAGGCCTATGCAGGGGTGTTTACCTATCGACCGATCAACACTCTGTTGCGCGAGAACAACGGAGACATGAGGGCCTTTGCTGCTGATCTGGACGACATGCTTGCTAAGGACGGTGTGTCTAGGGATCTGGAGAGCTTCTTTTCTATGGCGTCCAACCCCCAGACCACACGAGAAGAGATCGCTCGTGCTCGAAGAGATCTCTTTGCCAAGTTGCGTGTAGACCCGGAGGCGGGACAAGATCGCGAGAACTGGCATAAGTCTTTTGGGTATGCAGCCCTGATCGGGATGGGTGAGGGTGGCAACCTTGCCGGCAGTGAGTGGCTCTCCTCGGGGCTCTCGCTGGGCCAGTGGTACGCCAAGGGTATTCAGGGGATGACCACCAGAGAGAAGATGCCCGAGAATCTTTATGGATATCGGGTTTCAACGCACGAGTTCATGGGTGCTAACTCTGTAGATGACATCATTAACAAGGTGGGCTCTGTGTTCAGGGAGCCAGGTGTTACATCTCTCGAGATGTCTCCCACCTACTTCACGCAGATCACGGAGTGGTACGGAACGGTTCGATACAGAATCTATCTTCCAGAGGGCACGCTGTTTGGGGTTGGCAACCCCGAAGAGAATGAGGTAATGCTGCCCCCAGGAACTCGATATGCAGTGTTGAAGGCATTGCTGAGCGATCAGAAGAACGAACGTGGTGGGCGTCTCTGGGAAGTAGATTTGCTTGCTTTACCTCCCGAGTAGGGTAGAGTTCGCAGCACCAAGGCAACCCAGGAGGTCGCAAGTGAAGAACTCGAGGCAGAGCCTCAGAGCGTCTCTGGCATTTCCAGCCTGGTCTGCGCTGCTCAGTGGAGCTGACGGCGAGCAGGGTGCAGGAGATGCCGGGGGTTCCGGGAATAGCGGTGGAGCCGCAGGAGCCGGAGAAGGTGGATCTACCGGCGGAGAAGGCGGGCAAAACACAGGCGGCAGCGCCGGTGGTCAGTCCGGCGACCCCGACAAGAAGATCCGTTATCTCGAGGAGGAGAAGGATCGCCACTTCACCTCCAGGAAGCAGGCAGAGCGGGAGCGAGATGACGCCCTGCGGAAGCTCAAGGAGCTCGAGGACAAGGACAAGGACGAGAAGACCAAGGCCCAGGAACGGGTCCAGGAGCTCGAGTCCAGCGTCACCTCGCTTCGAGAGCAGAACCAGAGGCTCGCTGTCGAGAACGCCTTCCTGAAGGAGAACACCTACGCCTGGCAGTCACCTGAGGTGGCGCTGCGGCTGGCGGACCTGAGCTCGGTCGAGATCGACAAGGAGGGAAGGGTCGTCGGTCTGAAGGCAGCCCTGGACAAGCTCGCCAAGGACAACCCATTCCTCCTGAAGCCGAAGGACGAGGGCGACAAGGGTGGCTCGGGGAATCCCCCGCCATCTGGAGACGCTCCCGGCTCCCGTCGGGGTACTGGTGGAGACGCCAACGCGGACAAGGAACGTCTGCGTCAGAAGTACCCCGCTCTCCGCAGGTAACACTGCGGAAGAACGCCAACTACCACCCAGGAGGCTTGAGCCATGGCTCGAGTGGACAAGACCGATTCTGCGGTCGGTGTGGTTCGTGGCACCCTTCTCAACGACGTCCCGGAAGAGGACTGGAACACCGTGATCGGAGTCGGAATCGACTCCGCTGGTCTCGTGGTTCCAGGAGCCGGGCAGTCGGGAGTCGTGGGTGTCGCGATCTTCGACCGCACGAACTACCGAGCTGGACAGCGGGTCGACATCTTCGTTCTCGCGGAGATCCTCGAGGTCGATCTCGCTGCCGGCACCAAGTACTACGCCGCCGCAGCCGACGGTGTCGTCTCCACGACGAACACCGGCACGCTGCTCGGATGGACCGTCGAGGCCGACCGCCTCGTCGTGCGGATGTGAGGACGGACATGAACACGCACCTCTACATCCCCAGCTCTCTCCTTTCGGGTGCAGACCGGGCTCAGGGCTACAACGCTGCGGGAGACATCCTCACGCAGACGGCCGACGGCTTCGACCTGAACACCCTGTGGACCGAGTTCCAGGCGGCCATCGCCCTGGCCAACGCGGAGCGGCAGGCCATCATCGACCTGCTCACCTTCCCGGTGACGGCCCTCATCGAGCGCGTTCCGCAGATCTCGAGCGCGCAGTTCGAGGAGGCCAGCGAGTACGGCGAGCCGCGCGGCATCCGCCCCACCGGGGCGTACTTCAACCTCGGGTACGGGTTCGCGTGGTACGACCTCGCAGCCCGCTTCACCTGGAAGTTCCTGGCCGATGCGCCGGCAGCTCAGGTGGAGGCCATCAACGCGATGGCTCTCGAGGCGGACAACCAGCTCATCTTCCGCAAGGTGATGGAGGCGTTGTACAACAAGAACAACCGGGAGGCCGACATCAACGGCCAGATCGTCCCGGTGTACGCGTTGTACAACGCCGATGGCACCATCCCGCCGCGCTACAAGAACACCACGTTCGACGGGACCGAGACGCACTACCTCACCTCGGGTGCCACCACCATCGACTCCGAAGACGTCGACGCGCTCTACAAGAAGCTGGCCGGCAAGGGCTACTCCTACGAGAACGGCGTGCGGCACCTGCTCCTGGTGAACCAGGCCGAGGGCGACGTCATCCGGCAGTTCCGTGTGGCGACGGGTGCGACCTACGACTTCATCCCCTCGACGGGACAGCCGGGGCAGTGGGTCGACACCAACATGACCTTCACGGGCACGCAGCCGCCCGGGAGCCTGGGTGGGCTCACGGTCATCGGCGCCTACGGGCCCATGCTGGTGGTGCAGGACGACATGTTCCCGCTCCACTACGTGGCGCTCATCGGCACCGGAGGTCGGTCCAACCTGCAGAACCCGGTCGGCTTCCGCGAGCACGCCAACACCTCGCTGCGCGGGCTGCGTCTGGTGAAGGGTCCGCTGGCGGACTACCCGCTCATCGACTCGTTCTACCAGCGCGGTTTCGGCACGGGCATCCGGCAGCGTGGTGGAGCGGCGGTCATGCAGATCACCGCCTCCGGCACCTACACCAACCCGTCGATCGTCGTCGGCTGATCGACGCCTCAAGCGGGGAGCGGGCTGGGTAGCCTTGGCCTGGTCCGCTCCCTGAGGGACTCACCGGGTGTGCGTCAACCCCCGAATGTGCACCCGGTGAGTCCCTTCGAACCAGGAGAAGCCATGACACGAGAGATCGACATCAGCAATGTGACGGACGAGGATGTCCCCTTCATCCTCCAGAGGCCCTGGATCGCCGAGGAAGTGATCTTCCAGGGATACAGGCTCCCCCGCTCCTACTACGACGCCGTGGGCAAGCAGGCACCGTCGGAGCCGGAGCCGGAGTTCTCGGCCGGTGGCGGGACGGTCGAGGGTGTGCTCGACCAGCAGACCCAGACCTCCATCGCCGAGCGCAACTACGGCGCGCTCACCAACACCCAGCTCCGAGGGCTCTTGGAGGCCCGAGAGCTCTCCACCAGCGGTACGAAGGCGGAGCTCGTCGAGCGTCTCGAGGAGGACGACGAGGCCAACTCGGAGGACGAGGAGGACCTCGAGGACGAGGAGGACGACGAGGGCTGATCCTCCAGATCCAGCTCAGAGAGGTCGGGGTGACACGCTCCCCCGGCCTCTCTGTCTTTGGGTAGAGTTCTGTCATGGCCACGGACGAGCAGGTTGCCGCGCTGAAGTCCAAGACTGCCGGCGCCAGCACAGGTCTCTCCGACGAGATTCTCGACGACAGAATCGACGAGAATGACGGCGATGTCGATCTCACAGCAGCCCAGATCTGGGAGGAGTACGCCTCGGCCACCGCAGCCCTGGTGGATGTCTCGGAGTCGGGGAGCTCCCGCTCTCTGGGTGCCATCCACAAGAACGCGCTGGGAATGGCCACCCACTACCGCTCCCGCTCCATCGCCGCAGTCATCCCGGCTCTCGGAGCACGGGCACGAACCAGGGCGATCCAGAGACCATGATCTCAGAGGCTGAGCACAACCTCCAGGTCGGGCTGACCCAAGCGTTCATCAACGCCGACCCGACCGTTGTGGTGTTGACGCCCCGTAGCCGAGTCGGAGATGGCGCGGGAGGGTTTCGTATCACCGTGGGTGCGCCGAAGCCGCCTGCGACCATACGCCTCATACCCGTCTCAGACGCTGTGCCGGAGCAGATGTCTTCCGAGGGCAACTACGCCTCTCCCACCTTCCGGATCCTGGCGATGCCAGACCTCGACATGGACAGATACGACCGTTTCTCCTGGAAGGGGTCCACCTGGGAGATTACACACATCTCCCTCAAGCCCGACTATGAGAAGAAGGGGGATGTGATTCGAGTTGTATAACATCCCCGGCTTCGGTGCAACAGATGCCTTCTTCGAGTGGGCTGGTGGATACGCAAAGATCCTCTGGAAGGACAGCCTTTCTGGCAACTTGCGCAAAGGTCCAAAGCGCGTCCAGGAGGCTGCGTGGGCGACTGCGCAATACATGGCTCCTCGCGTAGAGAGTTACATGAAGATCAATGCACCCTGGACAGATCGCACGGGCAACGCTCGTAACGGTCTGGCTGCGCGGGCATATCGTGATCAGGAGACGGTCGGAATTGTCCTGTTTCACCAGGTGCCCTACGGAATCTGGCTCGAGACACGATGGGACGGGGCCTACGCCATCATCAACCCCACGATCGACCAGATGGGTCCTGAGGTGATGCGCATGTACGAGCGGCTATTGGACCGTATGTAACATGAGAGCCATCATCTACAACGCTTTGGTCTCCGACCCGGTCCTTTCCGCAGTCATGGCGGATCGTTGGACAACGGCTCGGGGTGTGGATGCCGAGCTCGACCAGGCTGCGGGATTCGAGAGGCCGTTTGGAACCTTCCGTATTGTGAACACAACTCCAGGTGTCTCGCGAACCTTTCTCCGATCCCTGGAGGTGTGGATTCACGATGATGCTGGGTCTTACGCGAGAATCGATCCTCTGATCCGTAGGGTCAAAGATCTCCTCACGAGCCTGGAGCAGATATACCACGTAGAGACAGACTCCTGGTTGCAGCAGTGTAGCTGGGTAGCGGATAGCCCAGACCTGTTCGACGACGCTCGTCGGACCAACACGAGAATGGCGAGCTTCCAGCTCGTCGGAAGCGGAGAATGACATGGCCAAGATGACGGTGAAGTACACGGGACCCACCCAGCACACCCGCATTCTCACCAAGGCCGACCAGCGGAACCTGGGGGTCGAGGACCCCAAGAAGGAGCTCGTCTGGGACCGTGAGCATGGGCACACCCTCGACATCGAGGACGCCGATGACGCTCTGGTGCGGTTCTTCGAGGCCTCCAACACCTTCAAGGTGAAGACCGAGTCCCCGGCTTCGGAGCCCGACCAGCCCAGCGAGGGGTAGGCTTCGGCGCGTGGGGAGTCAGCAGGTCGAGCTGCGTTGCGAGCATCGAATCCTGTTCGGTTATCTCGAGGATGGAGTCCTCGAGGTAAAGTGCAGGAGCGAGCGCTGCGGAGCCCGGCCTGGCGTGGTCGTCATCCACAGATTCTCCACAGAGACTGGTGACCTCCTGGAAACCCTTCGGTTCCGCGATCCAGCTCTCAAAAGGAAGGAGGCCTAGGGATGGACGAAGCCCTCCCCTTTGGCCTACGCGACGTCAAGCTCACACCCATCGTCGATGGAGTGCTGGGTACGGCGGTCGACCTGCCCAACTCGCGAACGTTCTCCTTCGAAGAGGCCGAGGACTTCGAGGAGCTCCGAGGAGACGACAAGGTCCGAGCCACTCGTGGCAAGGGTCCGTCGGTCTCGTGGGAGCTCGAGGCAGGCGGCATCTCTCTCGAGGCTCTGGTGGTCCTTGGCGGCGGCACGGTCGTCGTCTCGGGCACCGGGGCCACCGAGGTCAAGACCTACAGCAAGAAGGTCACCGACTCTCGGCCGGAGTTCCAGGTCGAGGGCCAGGCCCTCTCGGAGAGCGGCGGGGACTTCCACGCCGTCCTCTATCGCTGCAAGGTCAACGGCAACATCTCCGGCGAGCTCGGGGATGGCGCCTTCTGGCTCACCGGCGCGTCGGGCATCGCCATGGGCGACGCCAGCGACAACCTGTACGACCTCGTGCACAACGCGACGGTGACCGCGATCGCCTGAGTCCAACAGGCGGTTAGCAACCACTAGGAGAAGGACCACACGGATGGCAACCTCCAAGACCAAGGCCAAGACCCCCACCTCCGCGAAGGACTGGAAGGGTCGCGTCCAGGGAAATCTGGACCTCGAGCTGCCCAGCGGCAACGTCTGCCTGGTGCGCCCGTTCACCATCGCCAAGCTCATCAGCGAGAATCTGCTTCCGGACTCCCTCACGCCCATCGCCCAGGACATGGTCGATCGGGGTAAGGGCAAGCCTCCGGCTGACTTCAAGAAGAAGAAGTCCAACAGCGAAGAGATCTCCAAGGATCCGAAGGCGCTGTCCGACATGTTCGATCTGATCGACCGTGTTTCCTCGATGGTGGTGGTGGCGCCGGAGCTCCGCTACCACAAGGAGGAGAAGGACGGCCAGACGGTGGAGATCCCGTTTGACGACCGAGAGGAGGATGTTCTCTACACAGACGAGATCGACATCCAGGACAAGATGTTCATCTTCAACTGGGTCGTTGGAGGTACCACCGACCTGGAGCGATTTCGTGAGCAGTTCGGCGAATCTCTGGGTGGCCTTTCAGCTGTCGCAATCGTGCAATGAGCGACCGAGCCGGATCTACGATATCCACGATCCGGTTCAGGCGTTCTGTTTCGACAGAGCAGTGGTCCTGTTTGGCGAGGCTCTACAAGCGGAACTTGAGGCGGTCAACGAAAATACTGCATCAGCAACAAAAGCGAAGCGGCAGCGAATCCTGAGAAAGTGGATTCCCGAGGCCTCTGCCGGTTCGTTCCGTGATCCAGCGAAGATGATGGAGCTGTAGGCGATGGCCTCGTACAACCTCGGTACCGCAGCCGGACGCATCGTCATCGATGCTGCGGGAGCCGAGAAGGGCTTTTCTTCTGCACAGGCTGCGGCACAGTCCTTCACCGAGGTTGTACGGAACCAGGTCGATGCTGTCGACAAGTTCGCCAACAAGATGCTGGTTGCAGGAGCGTCAGGCACCGGCGCCATGCTCCTCCTCTCCAATTCCGCAGCCGCATTCGAGGAGCGCCTTTCAGCAATCCAGGCAGTTTCCGGTGCGACCGCCGAAGAGATGGATCTGATTGGCCGTAAGGCCCTGGAGATCGGTAAGAGAACAGCCTTCAGCGCAACGGAGTCGGCCTCCGCCATGGAGGAGCTGATCAAGGCTGGTTTGTCGGTAACCGACGTTCTCAACGGTGCCTCCGACGCGACGGTTGACCTGGCTGCGGCGGGGGAGATCTCTCTGCCGCGTGCTGCAGAAATCGCTGCCAACGCGATGAATAACTTCGGCCTTGCAGGCAAGGATATGCCTCGCATCGCCGACCTGATCGCCGGTGCCGCGAACGCTTCCGCCATTTCTGTCGAGGAGCTGGGGTCTTCGCTGAGCCAGGTGGGCGCGGTCGCGGCACTGGTGGGAATGCCATTCGACGATGTGGCTGTAGCCATCGCCGAGATGGGTAACGCCGGCATCAAGGGCTCAGACGCTGGAACGTCGCTCAAGACGATGTTCATGAATCTGATTCCTTCGACGGACCGACAGATCGACAAGTTCAAGCAGTTGGGGCTCTATACCGTCAACTCTGCTGAAGGAATGCAGAAGCTGGCAGCCCGAGGGATCAAGCCTGTTTCTCTGGCGTTCGACGATGTGACCAAAGCTCTTCAGCAGTACATCGAGGATTCGGGCGGCTCGGAGGTCGGCACCGCAGCCAACACCAAGGCTGCAATGGAGCTCGGTCAGCAGATGGGAGTTCTCCAGAACTCCTTCTTCGATGCCAATGGAGAGGTTAAGAGTCTGGCTGAGATTCAGCAGATTCTGGCCGACACCACAGGCGACATGACCAAAGAGCAACAGCTCATGAATCTGGAGATCCTGTTTGGCGCGGACGCCATCCGTGCCGCCGCAGTCCTCTCCAAGGAGGGTGCCGCAGGCTACAACGAGATGGCTGCAGCCATGGGGAAGGTGGGGGCGCAAGAGGTCGCTGCCACCCGTTTGGACAACCTTCGCGGTTCTCTGGAAGAATTCCGAGGGTCGATGGAGACGTTGTCTATCGATATCGGCACCTATTTCCTGAAGCCGTTTAAGAGGATGGTGGATGTCGGAACTGCAGTTCTGAACTTCTTCCTCGACATGCCAGACTGGGTGAAGGCCGCCACAGCAGGTCTGATTACCTTTGGTACGTCGCTCGCCTTCCTTACCGGAGGGCTGATCAAGGTCATCCCCTGGATCGCCGCATTTGTAGCGCGATCCCTTGGTCTCAAAGCGGCGGGGATGGCCTGGGGCGTCTTGTCGGCTGGAGTCAGCACCTTCCGCGCCACCAGCGGTAACGCTGCGGCAACGCTCGCCATCATGTCCACCAGAGCCCGGGAGATGGGCGGGTGGCTGGCGACGTTGGCCGGTCGGGCCAAGACCCTGGGCGGAGCCGCTGTCTGGATTGTTCGTTTTGCTTCGGCCTTCGCAGCCTTTGCGACAGGTCCTGTGGGCATTGCTATCGCCATCGTCGGTGGGCTGGCTCTGCTGGGGAAGATCCTCTACGACCGATGGGAGCCCTTCCGGAATCTGGTTGATCGGATCGGCGCCTCGATTCGAGACTTCTTTGTTCCAATCATCGAGCAGGCCAAGAACGGCCTGAAGGCTCTTGTCGACACATTCCAGACGGGAGCTGAGGGCGGAACCGGCTTCATCGGTGCAATGTCGAGGCTGGGCAACATTCTGCGAACAGTGTGGGATGTTGTCGAAGATCTCGGCGATGCGTTTATGCAGAATGTATGGCCTGCTATTCAGCAGCTGGGTGCGGCTGTTGGTGGCGCATTCATGCAGGCCTGGGAGTCTCTTGTTCAGGTCTGGAACAGCTCGCTCAAGCCCGCTCTGACCGAGCTCTGGGCTGTGATCGTGAATCAGCTCTGGCCGGCATTCAAGCAGTTCGTTGCAGCCGTATGGCCCATTGTTCGAATTGTTGGAATTGTGGCAGGCGTGATCATCGGGGTTCTCTTGGTGGCCCTGTATGGAATCGTCATGTTCCTGCTGACCAAGGTGCTCCCGGTTCTGATCAGATTCACTACCTTCATTCTGGTGAATCTGATCGGCGCGCTAGCTGCTCTGGCCGGATGGATTGTTCGATCTCTGATCGCACCTCTGATCCGCGTCATCTCGTTCATTCTTTCTCGAGCAATACCAATCTTCCAGGTTCTGGCTTCGGTTGTAACCTGGCAGTTCCAGCTGATCTCGAAGGTGATCGGTGCTGTTGTAGGGTTTGTCTTGGGATGGTTCCGGCGGCTTACCGGCGGAGCTCGGGGTGCTGCAGACGAGACGGGCGGTGCCTTTACTCGGATTGTCGAGTGGATTCGCAACGCCTGGAACACCATTGTCAGCATCGTCAGCACCATCTTCATGACCCTGACAGCACCCTGGCGAGCAGTCGCTGCATTCCTCATGCCCCTTGTTTCCGCAGTCTTCGGGTTCATTGGGACTGTGATCACAGGGTTTGTTCGAATTGGCATCTCCATCCTGAGCTTCTTCTGGGCTGTTGTTAAGACTCTGTTCGAGATCGGTGTTCTGCTGATCCGTGTGCTTCTAAGCGGGTTGGCGGTGTTCTGGTCTGGGGTCTGGAATGGTATTGTTAGCGTTGCGACTGCGGTCTGGAACGCTATCTACAGAGTTATCTCCTCGGCGTTTGGTGCGGTTTGGGCCATCATCCGAGGCTATCTGAATCTGGTGAAGAGTTTCTGGACCGGGATCTGGAATGGCATTCTGGCTGTAGTTGCTGCCATCTGGCGCCGGATCGGTCCGACGGTGTTGAGTGGCCTCAACTCGATTCGGAACTTCTTCCACGGTGTTACTACGGCCATTCGAACTGTTTGGAATGGAATGTGGAGTCGGCTCTCCAGTGCTGTGGATTCGGCTCGGAGCGCCATTACAGGCAAGGTCAACGGCGTTGTCAGCGCTGTAAAGAGTCCGTTCAGCAACGCCATCAACTGGCTGCGGGAGGCTGGGCGGAACATTATCGAGGGTCTGGTGGGTGGTATTACCAGCAAGATCAATGCAGCTCGAGATGCTGTGCTGCGTGTGGGAGAGCGGATCAAGAGCTCTCTGTCCAGTCTTCTCGAGCTCGGTTCACCCTCCAAGTGGGGTGAGCGAGTTGGTAAGTGGACGGTGCAAGGCATAGAACGAGGCCTAGAGAAGCAGCTGGCCAGCCTTTCGATCACAGCTGCGAAGGTAGGGGCGATCACCATGAAGGGTGTTGTTCCGACCATTGAACCTCGGTCTACATCCTCTGTTGTCAGGGTAGAGCAGCCCGCTCCCAGCCTGACCGTCAACAACAACATTACAGCACCCCAGAATATGGATCCGGATCAGCTGGCGACCATGGCTGCGCGGCGTACGGGATATGTGTTGGCGGGCAATGTGTCTCGAATCGCCTCTCCGGTTGTTAGGAGCGAGGCAGCATGAGCATCTTCGGAGACCGGGTTGTTGTAGGATCCTTCGAGCTCAACGGAACCACCTCTCCGTTGTATGGAGTGAAGTTCCGGTGCGACATTCTCGATGGTTGGGATGACAGCTCAGATCCGATTGTGCAGCTGGGAACCTTCGGATCCTCGGACGGTGTTGTCTCGGCACCCCGGTTCCCGCTCAAGGAGAAGTACATCGAGGTTGGCGGGTGGGTTGAGTGCTACAATCGAGCCGATGAGGAAAAGGCAATCGCCCTGATTCGGAGTGCATTCAATCCCCGAGTCGAATATCAGATGATCCGCTATGGTCCCACACCGCAGTACTACATGGTTCGACCGACTCAGAAGGTAGAGATCTCGAGCCGTATGGGAGGCCAGGGATTCCGCTGGCTTACTCAGGTGATGGCGGATTGGCCTTATCGCCTGGGTCTAGAAGAGAAGACAGGAGAGGCTGGAGTCTTCACGGGTTCCGATCTCTACCGCACATACAGTCTTTCTGGTAGCCAGTATGTGCGAACCTACAGTCTTTCTGGCAGTTTGTACAAGCGCGGTTACACAGCCCTGACGGGGCTGGAAGGATCTGGTTTAGCGGACCAGATTGTTGTTGTGAACTCTGGAGATGCAGACGCCTATCCTCTTCTGGAGATAGATGGATATCTGCCGGAGTACTCCTGGTACATCACCAACGACTCAACGGGTGAGGATTTGTACTTTGCCTCTCCTCTGAGCTCTGGAAGCACGCTCAAGATCAACAACCTTGAGCAGACAGCAGAGATTGACGGGAGTCCGGTAGACTACTTCATCAGAGGCTCCTGGCTGCGGTTGGTGCCGGGGTACAACATCATACGTCTGGTCTCTGCATACGAGACGTCCGAGGCCAGAATACGAATCTCGGCCCACGACACCTGG